TCAGGCAGGGTATCGGTGGTTTTGGGTTGCCAGCAGTAATATCAAATCTATTTGATCGCAGTGGTCTCGTAGTTCCGGGGCAACCCGCTAGTGATGCGCGTCGGCAGGACATTGGAATTTTTGATTTTGAAACGCCGAGAAACATGGATGAGTTGGTTTCTTCGGCGCTTCAAGAACAGGCGCCAAGAAGTATAGCTGGGCTGACTGATATTGAAATTTTCGAGCCGTTTACTACTGATGAGGAACGGATGACGGAAGATGCTGTTCGTTATGAAACAGTGTCTCAATTTCCTCCATCGACTGGTTTCACTAGGCCAGATGATGCGGCTATGCCTACCGTGGCCGAGATTCTTGCTGCGGAGCCGACGGCAGCAACAGCGCCGGTGGCTGGCAGTGTTCTCGTGAATCCCCGTCCGACTGTCACGACACCGGAAACAGCAAACGAACGACTTATGCGCGAACGCCAAGAAACGTTTAACGAGTCACTGCGCCGGCGCGCCGAGGAAACTCAAGGATTCGGCGAAAGAATGAAGACATTTGCAGAGGAAGAAGCTGCACGTATGGAGCGAATAGACGCTCTTCTTGGGGATCCTTCGGATGAAAGGTCGCAACCGGCTCCGGCGTTTCCGCAGGTTGATTTAACATCACTCATAAGTCCCGAGTTTCCTGTTCCGTCGCCAGTGACCCCTCCCCGAGGAATTGATCCAAGAGCATTATCATTAGCTCAAGAGTTGCAGCGTCTTGCTCGAGAAAGGGCAATGCAATGAAAATCGAAATCAAACTAATTCCAGACGGACTCGATCTGGCGAAAGAGATTCAAGACGGTATTCCGGTTGATCAGATGGTCAACGGTGGCGGTGACGATGGTTCTTGTCCTGTCGCAACACAGGACGTGGAGACCAACGAGGAGAACAAGCGCCTCGCCATGAAAGAGCACCAGTATGGTCCGGCGATTAATCCGGAGTCTTCGTGTGCTGTTTGTGCGTATTATAATGTGTCTCCGCAAATGCAGCAGTGCATGAAGGATGAGACAGGTGATCTGGGCTACTGCCAGCTTCTCAAGTTCATGTGCATGGGTGAGAATTCATGTGCGGCCTTCGAAGAGGGCGGACCGATCACAGAGATTATGTAAAAAAATCCGGTTTTCTTTACATATCCCTTCCCTCATGTATAAAAAACGGGTTTTTTTATGGACGTTGTAGATTTTCTATCAAGGTATCAAAAAACCTTGCAAACACGGGTAGATGACATTAGCATCTCCGTTACTAGCGGTAGTGCTTCCGACATGGAGCAGTATCGCGCGATGATAGGTGAGATTCAGGGGATCACCTACGCGCTTGATGAACTCAAATCCCTGCTGACAAAGGCTAACTATGACGACGCTTCTAGTACCTGATCATATTCTCCGGCAGCAGCAAGCCAAGAAAAAAGCTGAAGAAGAAGCCTCCAAGAAACCCATAACAGAGCGAATTCCGCAGCCTACTGGCTGGCGGATTCTTGTCATGCCCTATCAGGGCAGGGCCAAGACTGAGGGTGGAGTGTACGTTCCCGATCAAGCCAAAGACCGTGAAGCACGAGCCACTGTTGTGGCATATGTGGTTCGTCTTGGGCCACTAGCCTATCAGGATCCGGACAAGTTTGGTCCTGATTGCAAGCCGTGGTGTCAAGAGGGCGACTGGGTTTGTATTGGTCGGTACGCCGGATCGCGCTTCCAGATTGAAGGTGGCGAGGTCCGTATAATCAATGACGACGAAGTCATTGCAACCATCATCGACCCTGATGATATCAAGACATACGGAGCCTAGTATGCAAAACAACCTTGCTGAGAAGGAAGAAGAACTGGAAATCGTCGCGGCTGACGAAGAAGAGCAGCCAGAAGATGTTTCACGTGAAACATCTGAAGACGCCCCGGCGGAGCAAGAAGCAAAACCGGATGAGTTAGAGCAATATTCGGAATCTGTTCAGCGACGTATTTCAAAACTGACAAACAGGTTTCGTGAAGAAGAGCGTCAGCGTCAGGCGGCTATCGAGTACGCCGAGGCGGTCAAGCAGCAAAATGACGAGCTTCGTGCCCGCATTGACAAGCTCGATCAGTCCTATGTTGGTGAGTTTGGCAGTCGCGTAGAAGCAGATGCTGCCGCTGCCAAGGAAGCCTACCGCAAAGCCTATGAAGATGGCGATGCAGACGGCATGTTTGAGGCACAGCAGCGCATCAGTCGTATCGCTCTGGAGCAGGCTCGGTATGAAGAAGCCAAGCGCCGGAACGAGCAGCGGCAGGAGCAGCCTGCGGCTGATCCAGCGCCGCAGCAGCGGCAGGCTCAACAGGAGCAGGTCCAACAACCTGATCCAAAGGCTGAAGCATGGGCGTCGAAGAACGAATGGTTTGGCAACGATCAGACTATGACATATGCCGCTTTCGGTATTCATCGGCAACTTATTGAAGACGAGGGGTTTGACCCATCTTCCGATGAGTATTATAGTGAACTTGACAAACGTGTTCGCACGGAGTTCCCGCATAAGTTTGCGGAAGCGAAGCGCGATACTGGACCCAGAGTCGCTTCTGCTGGGTCAACGGCGTCAAAGTCGTCGTCACCAAAGGGGCGCAGAACAGTCAAACTGACTCCATCGCAGATTGCGATTGCGAAGCGATTGAATGTTCCGCTCGAGGAATATGCCAAGTACGTGAAGGAGTAAGGTTATGGCTGATAGAAAACCACGCGAAGCAACAACTCGCGCAAACACTCAGCGGCGCAAGCCCTGGACCCCGCCTTCTAAGCTAGAGGCACCCGAAGCACCCGCTGGTTACCAGCATCGTTGGGTCAGAACTCACCTCCGTGGTGACGACGACAAAACCAACGTACACGCGAAGCTCCGTGAGGGGTGGGAACCAGTACGTGCAGACGAGTACCCCGAGATGGGAGATCGCTATCCAGTGATCGAGGAAGGCAAGAATGCTGGGATTATTGGCGTAGGCGGCTTGATGCTGTGTCGAATTCCAGAGGAAACGGTCGAAGAGAGAACTGAATACTATCGGGAACAGACCCGCAATCAGATGCGTTCCGTTGACGAAAACCTTATGAGGGAACAACATCCCTCAATGCCTATCCACAACGATAGGCAGAGTCGTGTAACCTTCGGGGGAAAAGATTCCTCCTAACCTATGAGGTAGAGCAATGGCAAATGCCAATGTTGGCTTCGGTTTGAAGCCCATCAATACCGCTGGTAGCACTCCTGCTACTTCCGGTACTAATGCATACTTCATTGACAGTGCTGCAAGCGCGATCTTTCAAGGTTCTCCGGTCATCGCAACTGACGGCGGCGAAATCGCCGTCTCTAGTTCTGCTTCCGGTGACACTCTGAAGTTCGTGGGCGTATTCGCTGGCTGTGAGTATGTTTCTTCAACGACCGGCAAAAAAGTCTGGTCTAACTACTGGCCTGGTTCGGGCGCGGACACTAACTTCGATATCATCGGACATGTGTACGACAACCCGATGCAGCGTTTCGTCGTCTGTTCTGACGCATCGCTGACCAACAAGGCTGGTGCAATCGCAACCATCTTCGAGCTTGCTGAGTTCTCTGCTGAGACAGGTAAAGGCGCGGACGATGGTAGCACGACCACTGGTATCTCGGCTGCACAGCTTGACGTATCGACTGTGGACGCTGCTGATCTTTCGCATCCGCTGAAGATCGTTGGTGTTCTGGACGATCCGGAGAACGCTGACTTCACCGCCGCCGGCATCCCGCTGATCGTGATGATCAATAACCATGCGCTTTTGGCCGGCTCGGCTGAAGCGACTGTAGCATAAGGGGGTAGTGAGTTATGGCTATTTCTCGCGCACAACTCGCCAAAGAGCTTGAGCCTGGCCTCAACGCCCTCTTTGGTATGGAATACAACCGCTACGAGGGTCAGCATGCTGAAATCTTCGACACCGAAGGCTCAGATCGAGCATTCGAGGAAGAGGTCATGCTGTCGGGTTTCGGTGCCGCACCGGTTAAAAACGAAGGCGCTGGAATCTCGTTCGACGACGCAAACGAGGCGTATACTGCACGGTATACCCACGAGACCGTCGCAATGGGTTTCTCGATCACCGAGGAAGCTGTTGAGGACAACCTCTACGACCGTCTAGCATCTCGCTACACTCGTGCCCTCGCCCGTTCGATGGCACACACCAAGCAAGTTAAGGCCGCTTCCGTTCTTAACAACGCTTTCACCGCAGGCGCAACTGCCGGCGGCGACGGTGTAGCACTCTGTGATGCTTCGCACCCGCTTACCAGCGGTGGCACTTTTGCCAACGAGCCGTCCACTGCGGCAGACCTGAACGAAACTTCGCTCGAAGATGCGCTGATCAACATCGCAGGCTTCGTCGATGAGCGTGGTCTGGTCATCGCACTGCGTGGCATGAAACTGATCATTCCGCGTCAGCTTCAGTTCGTTGCAGAGCGTCTGCTGGTATCGAACCTTCGTGTCGGCACTGCCGATAACGATGTTAACGCCCTGAAGTCGATGGGTATGCTTCCGGAAGGTTACGTAGTCAACGACTACCTGACCGACACCGATGCGTTCTTCATCAAGACTGACGCTCCGAATGGCCTCAAGCACTTCGAGCGTATGCCTCTGGCGACCAACATGGACCCGGATTTCGACACCGGCAACATGCGCTTCAAGGCACGTGAGCGTTACAGCTTCGGATTCTCGGATCCTCGCTGCGTATTCGGTTCGCCGGGCGCAGCCTAAACGAGGAAACATTTCCTCCCCACTGGGGGCCGCGATTGCGGCCCCCTTTTTTTTCGGGTATTATGCTCTTGTCCCTGACAGATTCATTGTGAATCTGACACTAGCCACGACAGGAGTACAAAATGGCTAATACTACTTTCACCGGTGCCGTCCGTTCTGAGAACGGTTTTAAGGACATCACCAAAAACGCTACCACGGGTGCAGTGACCGAGAACATTTCGATCACGCATGACGGAACCAACAGTGTCGTGATCCTCACTGATCTTCCGACATCTGATCCGTCCGTTGCTGGTCAGCTTTGGAGCAACTCAGGCGTCGTAACCGTCTCCGCAGGTTAAGGAGATAGGTTATGGCTGGTCCAGTAAAAGCCTACAACGCGACGGGAACCGGGGCTGTTGGTCCCGGTCGTTCACGTATCAAGCAGATCGGCGTGTATTGCACCGCCGCTGGCGCATTCACAATCACAGACGGAAACGGTGGTGCAACTCTGTTGCAGCAGAAGTTCCCGGCTGGTCACACACTTCTTAACATCCCCGGTGATGGTATTATCGCGGAGAACGGAGTGTATGTGAGCGCAATCTCTGGTACGGCTTCTGAACTAACCATCTTCCTCGCGTAGGGGAAATAAAAATGACTGTCCACGAGATAAGATCTATATCTCAGGTAGGCACAAGCGAACCGTTTGAGCTACAGGTTTCTCGTGGGCAGATTCCCGGTCACTACTTTGTTCACAAGTTTGGCTACAACTCCGTCATAGGCACTGACACGGAAACCGTTTGGGCGCAAGGCGGTTTGTATGTCTACCCGACAACAGCATCCACGATGTATATTTCAAGCAGTTCTACCGCCGACACTTCTGCGGGAACAGGAGCTAGAACAGCGACTGTTTCTGGCTTGGATGCAAATTTTGACGAAATAAGCGAAACAGTCTCCTTGAATGGTCAAACAGGAGTGCAGCTAAACGGCGCTTTAAACTGGTATCGTGTTAATCGGGTTGTTGTAAACACCGCAGGATCTGGTGGTGCTAATGCAGGCGTTTTGTATGTGGGAACTGAAGCTACTCCAACAGGAGGCGTTCCAGTAAATAAATATGCTACAGTTGCTATTGGTGACAATCAAACCTTGATGTGCCTCTGGACAGTTCCAAGAGGATACACTGCCTATCTTCACCAAAAAGATGTTTCAGCTTCTTCCTCCGCAGGTAAGTTTGCTATTTTTTCATTACTCGCTAGACCAGATGGCGGCGTTTTCAACATAAAAGACAGGGTTGTTTTAGCCAACAACAGCACGGCTATTTCTTATTGGAACCCCATTCCTTTCACGGAAAAAACAGATGTTGAAATTAGAGCGCAGGCTGATTCTGCGGGGGGCACAATTACAGCTTCCGCCACGTTAGACGTTACATATATTAAGAACGATTCGAGGCTCTGATGGCGACGAAGAAGAAAAAATCTGTTAGTCTATCAGTCAAACGTGGAGAGAAGTTACCTGCTTCTCGAGGCGCTGGACTCACGGCCAAGGGCCGTGCCAAATACAACCGGGCGACAGGGTCGAAGCTGAAAGCTCCGCAGCCGGGTGGTGGCAAGAGACGAACGTCTTACTGTTCGCGGTCCAAGGGCCAAATGAAAATGCACAACATCAACTGTAAGAAGACGCCAAAGAAGCGTATCTGTGCGGCGCGTCGGAGGTGGAAATGCTAGATGAAAAAGCGTTGGCGAAAGCCATTGTTGTTGGTCTTGGTGGCGTGGCTCTTTCTCTTGTGGTTTGGATCCTCAGCACACTGATTGAGGTGGACAAGCGCACAGCGGTGATTGCCAGTAAGGTTGAAGCAAATCACAACATGCTGACACCGTTGTGGGAAGATTTTATTAGGAGGAAGGGCGATGGCAATCTCGCGCGGTTCGATGCGGCAACAGGTTTCAAAGCCGCCGCAGAAACGGAAGTGGAGCAAGGTCCGCAAATCGAAAGTCAACTGCAAGCGCCCTCGTGGTTTCAGCGAAAGAGCGCACTGCGCCAGTAAAAGGAAACGCAGGAATGCCTAAAGATGCATGCTATCGCAAAGTTAAGGCAAGATATAAGGTCTTCCCGTCGGCGTACGCAAGCGGGGCCATCGCCAAGTGCCGTAAGGTCGGAGCCGCAAACTGGGGCAAAAGCACCAAAAAAGCTGTCGGTGGAATCCACGAACAAAAAGCCAAGCGACCGTTTCGGGGCAATCTAGATTCGAATCAGGTTGTCGCTCGAGGCTGCGGCGGAGTTATGAATGGGCGGCGAAAGAAAACCCGCTGCACCTAGCGATGATCCATGCGTTTTTACTGTTTGTTTACATTGGTGTAGGAGAAGACCGAAGGCTAACAAGCAACGACATGTACTTTCGTGACTTGAACGAGTGCACGTATTTCGCGCAGAAGCTCCACAGACAGGGCAACAACATCACCGCGTATTGTGTGCCCCGGCAGGTAAGTAAGGAAACGAAGGTCTACTGATGTTAGCCGAACTCGCAGCAGCAAACGCAGCCTTCGCCGTGATCAAGCAGGCTGTTCAGAACGGCAAGGAGATTGCAGCAGCAGGCAGCGCCATTGCAGAGTTTGTGGGTGCGAAGGAGAAGTTGCAAAAGAAAGCCTCCCGCAAGGGCGGCGGTTCTGATCTCGAAGAATTCATGGCTCTTGAACAGATTCGAGAACAGGAAGAGCAACTGAAGCAGATTATGATTTACGCTGGTCGTCCGGGGTTGTGGGCAGATTGGCAGAAGTTTCAGGCGAAGGCACGAGTCGCAAGACGGGAGGCAGAAGAGGCACAGGCCCGTAAAAGAAGGAAGATCCTTGATATAGTGATCGTCTCGGTTTTCTTTGCTGTAGGTCTAACGGTGCTTGGCTGTGTTGTGGCTCTGGCGCTTCATACACAGGGTAAGTTGTGATGGCAGTACGAAAAACAAAAGAAGGCGCTGCGTTAAAGCGGTGGTTCAAGGAAGGCTGGAAAGATGTGCGTACCGGCAAGGCTTGTGGCCGGAAGAAGGGCGAAAAACGTGGCACACCGTACTGTCGTCCTACGAAGCGCGTATCATCCAAAACTCCCAAGACCGCTTCCGAAATGACTTCTGCTGAAAAGCGTAGTAGAATCAGTCAGAAAAAGCGTTTAGGGCAACCCGCCGGCAAGCCACGGCGCGTAAAATCGTTGAAGAGGAAGAAGAAATGAAGAAGAGCTTTCCGGACTTGAATAAGGACGGCAAGGTAACCAAGGCCGATGTTCTGAAAGGCCGTGGTGTTCCTGGGTTCAAAAAGGGCACATACATGTGTTCCCCTCGCAAGATGGAAGCCGGCGCTATGGAAATGCCTCGCATGAAGTGCGGTGGCATGAACAAGAAGCGTTACGGTGGCACCTATAAAAAGTAGTGAGATATGGCAACTTCAGGATCCAGAGATTTTGACCTCGACGTAGCAGAGATTATCGAGGAGGCGTATGAACGGTGCGGGCTGGAAGTTCGCACTGGTTACGATGCGCGTACGGCTCGTCGGTCACTGAATCTAATGTTCGCTGACTGGGCCAACCGTGGCTTGAACCTGTGGACGGTGAAGCAGGGAACGCAGGCTCTGACTTCTGGCACGGCGACCTATGCATTTGACGCCACCTACACAGATTTGCTTGAAGTTGTGATCCGCCGTAGCGGCACAGACTATGAACTGGACCGTATGTCGCGCAGTGATTATCTAACCCTACCAAACAAGTCGCAGACAGGCCGGCCCAGTCAGTTTTTTTATAACCGCCAGACCACGCCAGAGATCACACTGTGGCCAACACCAGACAGTTCGACTGACAGTCTTGTGTATTATTATGTGCAGCGGATCCAAGATGTAGACGCTTTGGTCAACACGACTGACGCTCCGTTTCGGTTCTTGCCGTGCATGGTTGCCGGCCTTGCTTACTACATCGCGATGAAGAAAGCGCCGGAGAGGGTGCAGCTTCTCAAGGCGGTGTACGAGGAAGAGTTCCAGCGGGCAGCAGACGAGGATGAAGATCGCGTTGCACTGAAGCTGCAACCGAGCATGCAGTATCTGAGGGTGAACTGATGGCGAGGTTTGCTTCGGGGAAAGATGCCTGGGGCTACTCTGACCGGTCTGGGTTTCGTTACCGGTTGGTTGACATGGTTACGGAATGGAATGGCTCGAAGGTCGGTAGGGACGAATACGAGCCAAAGCATCCGCAGCTAGAGCCGATCCGGGTTGGCCCGGATCCACAGGCGCTGCATGATCCGCGTCCGGATCAGCGCACTGAGGTGGCAGTGGCTAGGCTTCTGCCCGCAAACGCATTTCTGTCGGGTTCTTCCGGCAGTGCTGTTATCACGGTTATTGAGCCTTCGCATGGACGCACGACGGGCGATACTGTAAGGTTCCGCAAGGTAGAAGCCTTTGATGGCTTCACTGAGGCTGTTCTGGAGAGTGCAAGTGGTTACGAAATTACTGTCACTGATTCGAATCTGTATACCTTCACGGCTTCGTCGGGTACGGCGACAGCCGGTAATTCACGAGGCGGCGGTGAAAGTGCGACTGTTGGGCCGGTGACGTTGGAGAAATAAATGGCATTCACGTATGCACAACTGAAAACAGCGATTCAAGATTACACGGAGAACACAGAAACGTCCTTCGTGACTAATCTGTCGACATTCATTCGTGCAGCCGAGGATCGTATCTTCAAGCTGGTTGATCTCGAAATCTTCCGGAAGAACGCCACGAGTGCGCTGACTAGCAGTGATCCGTACCTGTCTGTGCCTACCGACTATTTGGCGTCGTTTTCACTGTCGATTACGAACGGCAGTTCCAAAGAATTCTTGCTTCAAAAGGATGTGAACTACATTCAGGAGTACAATCCGAATCCGGCAACAACTGGTACGCCGAAATACTACGCCTTCTTCGACAAGGACAACTTCATCATTGCGCCAACGCCGGACAGTAACTATGTCGTCGAGCTTCACTATTACTATCGCCCCGCTTCGCTGACTGCGGGCGCGGAAAGTGGCACGACCTGGCTCAGTGACAACGCCCCGAACGCCTTACTTTACGGATCGTTAGTAGAAGCGTATATTTACATGAAAGGTGAACAGGACATGCTTCAAATGTACGAGAAGCAGTTCACCGAAGCTATGACCAGGATCAAAGATCTGGCGGAAGCACGGGAAAACAGCGATGCGTATCGCAGAGGTCTGCCAGATCGGCCTCGGACATAAGGAGTAGAAGATGGCAACATCAAACGCAGCAACCACTTACCTTGAGCATGCGATTCTAGATTTCTTGTTCAAGAACAACTCAGAGTCGTTGGCGACTTTGGGCGACAGCATTTATATCGGCCTCGCGACGGCTGTGTCGGATGCAGAAGCTGGCTCGGTGACAGAAGTTAATACCACAACAGAAGATGCTAACTATGCACGGCAGCAGGTAGCGGCGTCTGGCTGGACTCTAACCTCTGTCGCTACAGACCAGCAAACGGTAACCAACGCAGCCAACATCGAATATTCGGCATCAAGCGGCGTAGCCACCTACACCGTAACACATGCTTTCGTTGCGGATGCTTCGACCAGCGGCAACATTCTGTTTGTTGGCGCGCTTGATGCCAGCAAGACGATTGCATCTGGTGACATCTTCCGCATCAACGCAGGGAACTTTACCATCGAGTTGAAGTAATGGCACTGGTACTCAAGGACCGCGTCAAGGAGACAACCACCACTACCGGCACTGGCACATATACTTTGGCCGGTGCCGTTACTGGTTTTGAGGCTTTTTCCGGGGTTGGCGACGGCAATACGACATACTACGCATGTACGGACGGTACGGACTTCGAGGTGGGTATCGGCACCTACACCGCTTCGGGTACGACCCTTGCGCGTACGACAATCTTGCAGTCGAGCAATAGTGATGCGGCAGTTAATTGGTCAGCGGGCAGTAAGACCATCTTCATCACGCAGCCAGCAGAAAAGGCGGTGTTCCTTGATGGAAGTGGGAACATCTCCATTCCCGGCACGATTGATGGACGTGATCTTGCGGCTGATGGTACAAAACTTGACGGCATAGAGGCAAACGCTACCGCAGATCAAACTGCGGCTGAAATTCGTACACTCGTGGAGAGTGCGACAGATAGCAATGTCTTCACTGATGCTGATCACACGAAGCTGAACGGAATCGAAGCCAGTGCAGACGTAACCGACACTGCCAACGTCACCGCGGCTGGCGCACTTATGGACAGCGAGGTTACGAACCTTGCTGACGTGAAGTCATTTGACCCTGCTGACTACGCCACTGCGGCGCAAGGCACTACTGCTGATTCTGCTATGCAGGATTTGGTTGACGACACTACCCCTCAACTCGGCGGCGTACTAGACACAAACGGCAACAACATCGAGTTTGGCGACTCGACAGGTGCAGAGGTCAATCGACTGAAGTTCGGTGCCGGTGACGACTTACAGATTTTTCATTCAGGCTCCAACTCTGCCATCCTTGATTCTGGCACAGGAAATTTAATTATTGGCGCAAATGATTTTCAGTTAACCAACAGCGGGATAACAGAAAATTATATAAAAGCATTTAGTAACGGCGCAGTCGAACTTTACTACGACAACGCCAAGAAGCTGGAGACGACAGCCGAAGGCGTCGATGTCACCGGTAAGCTAGACGGTGACGTAATTGAACTCGCTGGCGGCGTAACCTACGACCCGCCGGGTACTACCGGTACTGATACGGCGACGGATGTTGCGATTGCGTTACTTGATGGTCAACGAATCGTTCTAGGCGAAAACGGTTTTATCCGCACCATCTTGGAGGCGGAGTGGGGTCAGCCTCTTGTTATTGGACAGAGTGGTACGGCTGCGTTTGGTGGCACCAATATTTTTGGTGGTAGTGGCTCAGTAAACCTACATTACGACTCGTCCAAAAAACTTGGGACGTTGACAGATGGCGTAGAGATTCGTGGCGCACTTTATTTTGAGGGCGACACAGATGACACCAATGAAACGAAATTAACCGTCACTGACCCAACCGCCGACCGCACCATCACCCTGCCCGACGCTACTGGCACGGTTTTAACCACTGGCAACTCTGACACGCCGACCACGACGACTAGCTCATCTGATGCTGACTTTGTTCTTGTGGATGACGGCGGCACAATGAAGAAGATTACACCTGCCAACTTGGGCATCACAGCGGGAGCGGCTTCGGTTGACGACGCAACCGCACTGGCAATCGCACTAGGATAGAAACATGGCAAACACATTCAAAGTAAAGACGAATGCGGCCATGCCAGCGAGTGCTGGTACGCCGCTTACCCTGTACACCGTACCGTCCAGCACGACCAGCGTGGTCTTGGGATTGATGCTGTGTAACGTACACACCAGTCAGGTGACTGCTGACGTACAGCTTGTGTCCGACACATCTGACACGGAAACCAACGAGACGGTGCTGCTGGTTAAGGACATCCCGATCCCGGCGGGATCTTCTGTTGAGTTGCTGTCTGGCAACAAGGTTGTGTTGCAGACCACCGACGTGTTGAAAATTGACTGCAACATCGCGGCCAAGATCGACGCGACATTGAGCATTATGGAGATCACCTGATGCCGTTTATTGGCAACCCCATAACGTCACAGTTCCAGGCGAGGCCAGCTACCGAAGAGTTCAACGGTGACGGCTCGACCACTACGTTCACGCTAGGCACGGCGGTGACGCAGGAAGATATTATTGTATCTGTGGACGGGGTTATTCAGGAAAGCGTGGATGCGTTTACCGTGCCGGATGGCACAACCCTGACGTTTACGGCGGCACCGTCCAGCGGCACTGGAAACATTTTTGTTATTTACATGGGTGTAGCAGCGTCGTCTGTAACACCACCTGATCAAAACAAGGGTAACTTCAAGGGTGGTGGCCTGTTCCGTACCAACGCACAGTCGTTGACTGCCGACACAACCATCCTTGCAACTGAGAACGCTAACGTGACTGGGCCGTTTACCGTAGCCAGCGGTGTGACCCTGACAGTCGAAAGCGGCGGGACACTGGTGACGCTATGAGTACATTGAAGGCAGATACCATCCAGTCAACCAGCGGCGGTGCGGCTACGCTGACTAAGCAACACGCTGCGAAGGCGTGGGCGCAAATTCAACAGACAAGCACCCAGACCGTTCACGGCAGCTTTAATGTCTCAGGGATTGTTGACACCAATACATCTAGGACAGAGGTCAACTATACAAATGCAATGGGCGATGCAAATTACTCCGCACTGTCGTCTGGCTCAAAGGACTGGGACGCCACCCCTGCTGGGAATCAGAGCCTGATGGTCGGTGCAGTTTATGCGACAACAGGGGACAGCTATTACCAGTCAACGAACGATGGCGGTGCTGCTCAAGATAGCCCAAGATTTATGGTTGCAATCCACGGAGACCTCGCATGAGTACTATTGTGGTAGATACGATAACAGGTGCAAGTAAGGCAGGACCAAACATTCTGTTTGCTATAAACGCTCAAACAGGAACTAGCTATACTACTGTTCTTGCTGACGGCGGCAAGGTCGTCACCTTAAATAATAGTGGTGCAATTTCACTAACAATACCACCCAACTCTAGTGTTGCTTATCCCGTAGGCACCCGTATTGATTTTATTCAAACAGGAGCCGGACAGGTGACAGTAGCTGGAGGCGCTGGCGTCACCGTAAATTCAACCCCAACCTTGAAACTTAGAGCGCAGCACTCTGGTGCAAGTTGCATTAAGATTGCTACTAATACTTGGCAACTTCTTGGAGATTTGGCGTCCTCATAATGCTTATACCTTTCGGCACAATGTCCTCTGGCAGTCAAGCGGCAGACGCTTCAAACCAGATTTTGTTTAATACTCGCACCTATGACGAAGACACAACTGGTGCCACAGTGGAAGACGACACTAGGACGCTCACAACCAGCCTGTCTGCTGGCTCCGCAGGAGACCTAGCCATTTTGTGTGAGAGGCGAATTAATGGTGCAAGCACAACAGTCCCAGCCTCTAACCTAAACACAGGATGGACATTAATCGGAACCGGCCCGACCAACGCCGGAAATGAGTTTCGTTTTGACTTTAGCTACAAGATAATGACCGCCTCAGACATATCCAGCGGGTCAGTGACTACCGGCCAGTCTGAAATTCAACAGAATACCATCTTATTTTTTACGCCGTCTCAGGTCATCACGTCCGTGTCTTCATATGGCTTTACATATGCCGCAACTGCGGGGACGTTAAGCAATCAGACACAAAGCGTCACATCGTCAGGCGCATCAGCACCAGTGATTGTGTTTGGAATAAAGACGACGCACGCTGGGGTTCCTCATCCACGCCCAGCGACCTTTGGGACAGTAAGCTGGGATGCTGATTTTTACGAGTCCACCGACGGCCACGATTTAACAATTCAGAACGACGCCAGCCGTGTTGGTTACATAATACAAAACTCAACGCTTTCTGACGTGACCATAAGTTACACTGACGAGGGCAACAACCAGCAAGCGGCCAGCTTTCATATAGAGGTTACATAATGGCATTCGGTACACTCAAAGCAGACACCCTGACGCACTCGACTGCGGGTTCGCTGACCACCGATTATGTCGTGAAGGGTAGTGCGAAAGTTTGGTCATATTTTGAAGACCAATCCGTAACAACTTCATTTAACGTGAGCAGCGGAACAGACACATCTGCCGGTGTTTTTGATTTAACCTTCACTAATGCTTTCAGCACTGACGATTGGTCTGGGCAATACACGCATGAAGACCACGTTAATTATATTTCTGCTAGTGGTCGTGCCACAAACACACTAAAGACGGTTTCTAAAAATAGCAGCAACACTACTGTTGATGCTACTGATGGAAATGTTGTAGTTCACGGAGACCTCGCATGACAGTGACCCCAGAGTTTACCGGCACACATCTATGGGACAGGCTCTGCTGGGCCAAAGAGAACCTTGAAGGTGTGCAGTCAGACTACCGTGTCGTCTATGAGGATAGCGTCGATGAATGTGCAAAGATACTGGTTCCTGACCCTAACTGGATGGCGTGTGCATTGCAGGGCGGTATCCTGCCTCCTGTCGAAGTATACTGGGAACTAGCCAAAGACGAAGCACAGCCTGACTTCAAGAAGCACACCCGTGGCTACCTGTTGCATGAGACACCGCCCGTTGGCCCTATGACCGAAGAAGAGGCCATTGAGTACCTGATTATGAAAGATTGCCCACAGTCCGTATGGAAATCGTGGGACGAGGGCAACCGCCCGAAGATGGTAATCTGCAAGAAAGAGCAGTTGCCAGCAACTCGTGAGTGGAGAAACGCTTGGCGCATCTCCGACGACTTAGACCTAGCAGCATAAGGAGTAAACTATGGCTGTAACAACCTACATCGTAGACAAGGACGGGAACCAGATTGACGCTTCCACGGCTACCGTTCCATCTGACCGTGCCTTTCGTGGTGCATGGTCTCTGTCAGGAAGCGTCATTTCGGAAGACATGACAAAGGCGAAGGAAATCTTCAAGGACAAGGTTCGTGAGGTTCGCAAGCCACTGCTTGATGCAGAGGACGTGACCTACATGAAGGCACTTGAAGCTGGTGACACGGACGCACAGGCTGCATCTGTTGCTGCCAAGAATGCCCTGCGTGATGCACCTGCCGCTGCTGCAATCGACGCTGCAACCGATATTGCAGGTCTCAAGGCAGCTTGGGATGCAGACACTCTTGGCGACTCGCCTTACGCATAAGGATAACAGGCAATGGCACTCACCCAAATCACAGGAACAGGCATAGGTTCTGTAGATTCTCTTACGCCTACCACAATATATCTTGGTGGTTCGGGTAGTGCCAATGCGCTGGATGACTATGAGGAGGGTACGTTTACGCCGACGCTTACTGGCAGCAGTAGTAACCCTTCAGTTACCTACTCTGGACAAGAGGGGCATTACACCAAAGTCGGCAATTTAATTTCTTTTCAGATTAGGGTTCATACCTCTGCATACAGTGGCGGCAGTGGCAACTTATACATTAGTGGGCTTCCTTTTGCGTCAAGTTCGTCATTGGACAGTTACAGCGGTGCTGTTGGCCTGAATTACCAGTTTGCAAGCAACTTAAATCCTATGGCTTGGACGATTAATTCCAACGCTTCGTTTTTGACGCTTTGGAAAAATGACAATATAGCCAACGTGGTTGTAACAAGCGACGGCGCATCAAGTCTTCGTATAAGACTACAAGGATTTTACTACACTTAACCCCACCAGCGGTAGGGGTTGGACAGGTCGCAGCCAAGCGACGGTAAACAAAGGAGTAAACAATGGCACTAACAGAAACACTTGAATACGACTGCGAGGTTCGTGGTCCATACAAGGCCGTACAGGTTCGCAAAGCCCGCATTATTATGGATGGCAGCGAAGAGATTAGCCGCACCTATCACCGGCACGTCCTGCAATGTCGCACCAAGACAGGCGACACTTGGGGCGACACCGACATCTCTGGCGAAGATGCCAGCGTACAGGCTGTGTGCAACGCCGTGTGGACATCGGCAATCAAGTCCGCTTACGAGACGTTTGTGGATTCGCAAGAAACACCATAAGGACAGACAATGGCATACATCGGTAAATCCCCAGAGTTCGGTGTCCGCAACCGCTTTGTGTATCAAGCTACTGCTGGTCAGACTAGCTTTAGCGGATCTGATTCCGATTCGTTAGTGCTGACATACTCCGACAGCATGTACATGGACGTGTACCAGAACGGTGTTCTTTTGAAGCCTGGTACGGACTACACAGCCACGACAGGTACGACAGTTGTGTTGGTTACGGGTGCGTCCCTGAACGATGTTGTCGAGATGGTGGTGTACGATGCGTTCTCCGTCGCCGACAGCTACACCAAATCCGAATCCGACACACGCTACCCGTTCAAGGGTAATGACAGCATCATCCGCCTCAACGGCCAGACCATCGACGCAGACATCACTATCGACAGTGACGAGAATGGTGTGTCGGCTGGGCCGATTACACAGAATGCCACCGTCACTGTTAATGGATATTGGAGCATCGTATGACCAGCCAACTTAACGTAGATACCATTGTAGACAAGGCTGGCTCTGGCGGTACGAATATCACGGTTGGTAACACTGCTGTTGCTGTGGCTGAAGGCGGCAGTGCTACAACTACTGTTGTGCAGGGGCTGGCGAAGGCGTGGATGCATTCTGATTTTTCTTCTTTGCAAGACAGCTTTAATGCCTCTTCTCTTGTAGACACTGGTTCTGGGGATAATGGAATTAATTATACTTCTGGTATGAGCAGTACTAATTACAGCGTTGGCGTCAAATCTCAGCCTACTAGCGGCAATGATACAAACTTAAACTCCATTGTAAAATTTAACAGTCAAACATCGTCAGCAGTTAATGGTCAGGCCGGAAATGTTGCTGGCGCACTTTTTGATTGCCCTGCTATTTATATTACTGTTCACGGAGACCTCGCATAATGGCAAGCATACTCAAAGTAGATAGCATGCAGGGTGTAACCAGCGCAGGTGATATCACGATTACCAGCGAGGGTGGCGCAGCTACGATGCAGTTGCAGCAGGGCGTGGCTAAGATGTGGGTTGCCGCTGAGACGGACGCACAGCCATTTGACTCGTTCAACACGGCATCGGGAACAGATAACGGAACCGGCGACTATACCTATGCCTTTACGAATGTGATGAGCAACGACGACTATTCCATTACTGGTGGCTGCTCGTATGCCCTTATCTTGTCATTCGACCATCCAGAAAGAACGACCTCTAATTACAATGTAAGGATTTTTGCAAGAACGGATAGTCTGACCAATGACAATGCCAAGAACAATCAGGCAATTCACGGAGACCTCGCGTAATGGCTAGTGAACTTAGAGTAAACACCCTGAAGGATGCAGCCGGTGCGAACAGCGTGGGCATGTCGTATGTTGCCAACGGTAGTGCGAAGGCTTGGGCAAAATGTTCAGCAGATGGCACCTCAATAACTGATAGCTTCAATATAACCAGCCTCGCAGATGACGGAACTGGTTTGCAAACCCTCACTATTGCCAGTGATATGGCTAATACAAATTATGCTGGTCTAGCTACATCGATAAATTCCTTCTGTACCTGTATTGTAGATAGTCATGCGACAGGCACTTATAGGGCGGTAACAAGGAATCAGTCAGGCACTCTTAGTGACGCTATCACACAGTCAGCATTAATGGGAGATCTCGCATGAGTAAGGCAGCAGAACTCGCCGCACTGATTGGTGGAACCTCTGGTTCCTCTTTATCAAACAGGAACCTGATTATCAACGGTGCGATGGCCTGTTTCCAGAGAGCCGCATCGTCTTCTACGTCTCAGGAATATGTTGCCGATAGATTTAGAAACGAATTTTCAGGTGCTAGCGTAACAACTAGCAGAGAAACTTTATCTAGCGGTAGCCCATATGACGAAGGGTTTCGGCACTTCATACGTAATAGTAACACGTCTGTTTCATCGGCTACGAGTGCATATGTTTATCATGTCCATCTGATTGAAGCGCAGAACATAGCAAGTTCTGGGTGGCAATATGCTAGTGCCTCAAGTTACCTGACATTGCAATTTTGGGTAAGGTCTAGTCTTGCTGGCACATACTACGTATTGATGGAGACGCAAGACGGCAGTCCGAACAAGACATATTCGTTTACGTATACAGTGAGTGCCGATACGTGGACAAAGGTAACTCATACTTTCCCCGGCGATTCTGGCATAACCATAAATAATGATTCTGGGGCGGGGTATAGAATTAACTTTGTTGCCTATCTGGGTACGGATTTTTCCACATCGGGCCATACTAACGAGGCTTGGCAAACATTTAGTATTTCTGATTTGGTCGGTGATTTCTCACAAAACTGGGCCAATACAGCGTCTGCTACTTTTGACATCACCGGCGTGCAGCTTGAGGTTGGCGAACAGGCCACGCCGTTTGAGCATCGGTCGTTTGGCGATGAGTTGACTAGGTGTCAGAGGTATTACTTCAAGTTTCTTGAAGGCAGCACAAAAGAGATTGGGGTGGCGTGGTACTACACAGCGGCTCATGCCAGCTTCATGTTCCGCTACCCGACAACGATGAGAGCCACGCCGACGGCGACAGACACCACCGGAACTGGTTATTACACCATCTATAGAAATGCTGGCAGTGATGCAATCGACAGCGTTACTTTTGAGAACGGCAGCACAGAACAGTATAGCGCATATAATAACACAAATGCTTCTGGAACAGCAGGGCAAGCAGGATTGGTGCGTTCCACAAATGCCTCTGCGAAAATTGAATTTGATGCGGAGTTATAGCAATGGATGAAATGACAATCACAGACGCCCAATATACGTCAGACGCCAACGCCACAATTAAATGCACGATTGATGGTGTGGAAATGCAAGTGCCGTGTGACCCAGCCAACCGCCACTACGACGAAATCCAGCGACAGGTCGCCGCCGGTACGCTGACCATTCAGGATGCTGAGTGATGTTTTTTGGCACGTCCACTTTCGCTGACGCGGCGTTTTCCTCTCTGCCGCCGGAGCAGTTGTTTGGCACGTCCAGTCTAAGCGCGAACTTCACACAAACCAGTGTGGCCTCTTTTATAGCTTCCGGGGCTTCCGACATGACCGGGACCTCCAGTACGGTTAATGTTGGGGTCGGCATTCTTGTGGGCGCAACGTCGGTAGAATCGTTGTTCACGCAGACAGCCGATGGAATCGGCGTTCTTTCCGGTGTTTCCGATCAGAGTGCAAACTTTACACAAACATCTGACGGTATAGCAGTTTTATCTGGCGTTTCCTCACAAGACTTCAGCTTCGTGGTCAGTGGAACGGCAATCGGCGTTCTTTCCGGTGTTTCCGATCAAAGCGCGAATTTCACGCAAACCAGTGCCGCTATTTCAATATTGGTTGGCGCGTCTGATCAGAGTGCAAACTTCACACAGACCAGTACGGGATCTGGAATATTCGTTGATAGCGCCTCGCTGTCCAGTAGTTTTGTTCAGACGGGTGTGGGTACAAGAGTACAAACCGGCTCTTCTGAAATGATTGGCACATCTTCGGCCCTGTATGTCGGCACCGGGATTCTGGTGGGTGTGTCGTCGATATCGTCAAACTTTACGCAGGCTACCGCAGCAAACGCCACATTTAACGGCCTGTCTTCACAGAGTTTCTCCGCCGCGCAAACGATTGCGGCGACACGAGTGCGGCCAGGAAGTTCGGCACTGAACTTTTCGTTTGATCAGACATCCACGGGTCTGGCGATTCTTTCGGGCGTGTCCGCACAAGAATTTAGTTTCCTTCAAGATGCTGCCGCTACCCTGATTGCAGGTGGCGCTTCAGATATTTCGTTCTTAATGATACAATCTGCCCTTGGGGAAATACTGTGGGTTGCTGTTGATGCGGGCGCAGATCCGGAGACATGGGCCACGATCACGCACACAGGGGATACTTGGACAGAAGTCTCCGCAGGTGGTACAACAGAGACATGGACAGAGATGGTGAAATAAATGGCATCCACCTATACAGACAACCTTGGTATCGAAAAACCTGGTTCCGGAGAACAGTCGGGCACTTGGGGTACGACGACCAACGCGAACTTTGACATCATTGATCGTGCAATTAACGGTGTCCTCGATCTGTCACTAACAGGCACAACCACAACACTGACCACTTCAGACGGTGCGTTGTCTGATGGTGGGTACAAGGTTTTGGTTTTGGGTGGTTCGCCAACAGGCACTAATACCATCACCATCGACCCCAATGATCAGGACAAAGTCTACCTCGTAAAAAACTCGTCCGGGCAGTCGGCGACCTTCACACAAGGCAGCGGCGGAGACGCCACACTGATTGATGGCGAGACTGCATGGATCTTCGCTGACGGTGCGGGTGCCGGAGCGCAGGTTCAAAAGGCCAGCTTCAATATCACCACAGCACAGATATTAGACGATGCCGTTACTACGGCGAAGATAGCTGACGACAATGTTACTACGGCGAAGATAGCTGATGACAATGTCACTACGGCGAAGATAGCTGATGATGCTGCCACTTCTGCCAAAGTGGACATGGATGTGCAAACAAAATCGGCCACGGCCAGTGTGACGTTGAGCGCCACCGCCGTTCAAACCTATGTAAAACATTCTGGAACTGGAACCTTGTCTGTGGGTGTGGGTCAATATGATGGACAAACAATAAACATCACAACTACTGGAACAATGACAGTATCTTGGTCGTCTGGGTCACAAGGCATAAGTCTTGGCAGTGACACTAAAATTGCTAGTGGAGTTTACGACAGCACCGCTGGATATTGGTTCTTTAGCGAGACAGTTACATCTTAAAATGCTTGTTGCAAAAGGATTATCGAAAGTAAATCTAACTGCCGGGGGTGATGTATCTACTGCGGCAGGGGCGGCATATGCACTGCCCGTACAAAAAATAGAAGTCACTTCATCCTTCACGGGTGTAGTAACCATTCCCAACAACGATAATCACGTTATCGTTGACTTGGACGTTGGCAGCAATAGCGTTGGTGGAAATGGATCCACTCCGATTGTTTACAACAATTCGAATAGTGTAACTCTTCGTATATCTGGTTCTGGAAAGATAGGATCTGGAACCATATCCGGCGGCTCTTTTGTCGCTAAAACAACTGACGCAAATGTGTCCTTTACAGATGGCTTCGTTCCTTATGCTACGTCGGACAGTGAAAATTATACTTTGCCGCAAACAACAAAAAGTAAGGTAAACGGTCTTTCCACTTTTGTCACAACAACATCTGGGGTGGCCCGCTCTACCGGCGGCTCTTCAACGGATGGAAACGGCACCGGAACCTACACCGTCGCGCAAACGGGCCGTGTTTATTTTATCGTCCTTGGTGGCGGAGGCGGGGGTGGTGAATGGTTTGGCCGTGGCCCCGGTGGTGGTGCTGGTGGTGGCGCGTATGGATACTTTAACAGTCTTTCTGCTTCTACCTCAATTAGCATAAATTTTGGCGGGTCGGGTTCCGGTAACGGTTCTGACGCAAAAGGTAGTGGAGGTCAGTCTAAACTGACCATCGCCGGCACAGCCTTGGTGACTGCTAACGGAGGGGCTGGAGGTCAGACGCAAGGCGGTGGTGGTGGCGCAGGAGGCACGATAACTGTTGTCACCAATAATGGAACTTATCCAGTCACTAGCACAACAACAAGGAATGGAACTGCGGGAGGAAATGCGCCGGGGAATGGTGGTCAAAGCTGGTTCACGCAAGATGGCGAGGACGACTACAACTGGAGAACAAACACAGTAGATGCTAACCCGGGTCAGGTTTGGGTGTCTGGAACTAACCACGGGTGGGGTGATGGTGGTGGCGGCGGAGCGGGTCCGAATAAAGGGGGCAACTCTGGCGCGCCGGGAATTGTGTTTTTATGGCAAGACTCTTACACAGTAACAAATGCGGGAGATCCGTATTATCCTGAAGTAAAAGCCTTTGGGGGCACTGGTGTGACGACGGACGCTCAAGGCACTCCAACATCTGGCATATCTTTAACATCGTTTTCTGGTGAGTATACTAGAGCGGAGCTTTCGTAATGCCACTGACGAAACTACAATTCCGCCCCGGTGTGAATCAAGAAATCACCTCGTATTCCAACGAAGGTGGTTGGCGCGACTGTGACAAAATCCGCTTCCGCTTTGGCTACCCGGAAAAGATCGGCGGCTGGGAAAAATACACGTCCAGCACCTACCTTGGTTCGGCCCGTGCGCTGCACAACTGGATTGCACTCGACGGTTCGAACTACCTCGGCATCGGCACTCACCTGAAATATTACATTGAAGAAGGTCAGGGGCTGAATGACATCACCCCTATCCGGGTCACGACCAGCGCGGGGGATGTGACGTTTGCAGCCACCAACGGAAGCACAACTATCACTGTCAGTGACACCGCGCACGGCGCATTCGAGAACGACTTTGTCACCTTCTCCGGTGCAGCATCCCTCGGCGGCGACATTACTGCCGACGTACTGAACAAAGAGTATCAGGTCGTGCGCGTCGTTGATGCGGACAGTTACGAAGTAACCAGCGCAGTTGCAGCCGACTCTTCTGACACAGGAAACGGTGGCGGAAGCACCGTTGGCACTTATCAGATCAACACGGGCCTCGACACATCTGTTGGCGGCACAGGTTGGGGTGCGGGCACATACGGTCGTGACGGCTGGGGCGATGCTGCGTCCAGCGGCCTGACCACCACCAACCAGATCCGTCTGTGGTCACACGACAACTTTGGTGAAGATCTGTTAATCAACCCGCGTGACACAAACATTTACTATTGGGACAAAAGCAACACGCTGTCCAACGCCGCCGTTGAACTCTCCACGCTTTCCGGCACACCGACCAGTGTCCCACAGATTGCAAAGCAGGTTCTCGTATCAGACAGAGACCGGCATATTATCGCCTTTGGCTCAGACGGTCTTGGCGCTAACTCGGCAGCTACGCAGGGTGACGGTGTACAAGATCCACTGCTTATTCGTTTCTCGTCGCAAGAAAACCCGATTGACTGGTGGCCAAGTAGCACGAACACTGCCGGCGATCTTCGCCTTGGCGCAGGTTCGACTTTCGTGCAGGCGGTGGAAACCAAGCGTGAGATTCTGATCTGGACAGACACGGCACTGACTTCCATGCGGTTTATCGGCCCGCCATTTACATTCGGCCTTCAGCAGCTTGCCTCAAACATTACGATTATGAGCCCGAATGCTGCCGTTGCCACCGAGGACGTTGTCTTCTGGATGGGTATCGACAACTTCTATGTCTATGCCGGTCAGACGCAGCAGCTTCCCTGCACGGTAAAAGACAAGGTGTTCCTGGACTTCAACCTTGAACAAGCAGACAAGGTCACGTCTGGTATCAACTCCGAGTTCTCGGAAGTCTTCTGGTTCTATCCATCAGCGGACAGCACCGACAACGACCGGTACGTTGTGTACAATTATGGCGAAAAAGTGTGGTACTTCGGTACTCTGGAACGCACAGCTTGGCTGGACCGTGGTGTTCGGAGCTATCCGATTGCGACTGGATCCTCGTACATTTACAACCACGAGTTAGGCTACGACGATGACGGTTCTGCGATGAACTCCTTCATCGAGTCCGCAGCGATTGACATTGGCGACGGGGACAAATTCACGTATATACAAAGGGTGATTCCGGACCTGACGTTTAATGGTTCGACGAATCTTAGCAGCCCGCAGGCCACGTTTACGGTCAAAGCTAGAAACTTTCCGGGCGCAAGTTTCGACAACACGGCATCCGGTGATGCAGTCCGCACGGCAAGTTCCCCGGTTGAGACGTTTACAAACCAGTTGTTCCTTCGTGCCCGTGGTCGCTCCTTCGCATTGCGGGTGGAGTCAGAGGCGCTGGGAGCAAAGTGGAAGCTGGGTAGTCCGCGCATTGATCTGCGGCCAGACGGGAGGCGCTAGTGTCATCGAATCAGATAGCACCGCCAAGGCTACCCGAACCGCCTTTCGAGTACACGCAGCAGTACATGGCTGACCTGACTCGTGCATTGGAGTTGTTTATCGCGCAGGAACGCAACCCCGGCGAGTTGCGCGGCACGAAAATTACGCTGACGGATCTTCCGACCAGCGCGACTGGACTAGAGAGCGGCGCACTGTATAATGATAGTGGCACTGTAAAAGTGGTGACCTGATGGGACTGTTTAGAAACATTACAAAAAACATCAGCAAGATTGCACCGATTGCCATTCCGGCAATGATCGGTTTTGGTCTTGGTGGTGGCTCGATGGGCGGCATCGGCAGTTTTTTTAGCGGTCTGTCTGGCGGGCAAAAACTTGGTCTGGGACTTGGCGCCTTGGCGTTGGCGGGAGGCTTGGGCCAGCGGCAGGAGTACAGTTTCGAGGAACGCCCCGAGCCTGTTGGCAAGGACTTTGCGATCACGTCTCGTATGCAGGATGGCAGGATCGTACAGTTAAATGACCCGGAAGACCTCGCAGACTACCGTCGTGAGATTCAGGGCGGTATCGCTACCATGATGCATGGTGGGGAGGTCAACGGACCAGGGACCGGCACATCTGATTCAGTTCCTGCCCGTCTGTCCGACGGTGAATTCGTAATGACAGCAGCGGCTGTCCGTGGAGCCGGTGGCGGAGATAGAGATATCGGCGCTGCTAGAATGTATGATATGATGGCCGAACTGGAGGCCCAAGCGTAATGGCTGTAGCATCTCAACAAGTGACAACGAGACTGCCCGAGTTTCAGGAGCAGTATATTGCAGATCTTCTGACTTCGGCGCAGAACCTGTTCAAACCCGTGTCGGAGGGCGGCAAGGGCTTGTCCATGCCGTTTGTCCAGCAGCAGCTTGCTGGTCTATCAGAGGGTCAGCAGCAGGCGATTAGCTCGGCACTCTCTGGTGTTGGGGCATATCAACCGTTCTTGCAGGGGGCACAGGCAGGACTGACTGGGGCGATGCAAACCGCTGCCGGGGCCAGTATGGATCCGAATGCATATAAGCAGTATATGGACCCGTATCTGGAAGACGTGGTTCAGCGGGCGCAGTCCGACATCGGTCGTCAGGGTCAGATTCAAGAGCAACAGGCAGCAGCTTCGGCTGTTGGTTCTGGCGCATTTGGTGGTAGCAGGCAAGCAGTTC